GGCGACTGCGCTATTGGCACCACTTTTATGGTGGTTGTTATTAACGCATCGGCTGGCGCTAATACCATCACTATTGCTGGTGGTACTAGTGTAACTGTTAGTGGCGTAGCAACTGTTGCGCAGAATGCTTCCAAGGTATTCCTTGGCCGTGTTACTGCTGTAACTGCTGGTTCTGAAGCCATTACTTTGTATGGCTTAGGTTCTACTGCTTCTGCTGCTGCTTAATTATGGGCATGTTCGCTTTTCGGCGACTGCGTGAACGTGAGGCTGCTTCTACGGAAGTGGCCTCATTTCCTATTGTGGAGCCTAAACTAGAACTACCGGAACAACCTAATGGCAATCACGATCGTAGCGACAGCAGGCGGCGCAAGCTCAAACAGCTACCTAACGCTGGCTGATGCGCAGTTGATTGTTGATGGTTTTGTGCAGGATGCTGATATAACCGCATGGGCAACAGCTACTACTGACCAAAAAAACAGGGCATTATTTACGGCTACACAAAGGCTAGACCGCGAGCGATTTATTGGCGCTAGGTCTACTGATACGCAGGCATTACAATGGCCGCGTACTGGTGTACGTAAACCTGATACATACATTAATACATACGCTACGGGCTTCCCATTTCGTATTAGCACTGATTATTTTACGGATGTTGAGATACCGCAGCAGATTCAATATGCACAGGTAGTGCTGGCGGTTTATTTGCATAACAACCCTGATGGCATTGGGTTAAGTGGGCTAGAAGATTTTAAGAATGTTCAAATCGGTAGCCTTAACGTGACGCCTAACCTAGGTTACGGTGCTGTTGGTGCAGATAAAATCCCGCCGATAGTGGAAAGATACCTAACAGGGATTAGAATAAGCGGACCAGGTAATTTCTCCATCAAACGATCATGAGCGAGTATCCAGGCGCTGAGTTCATTGATGATACGGCTGCCCATACCGGCAGGTTTGGCGAGATTGTGGCATTAGAGGATTCAGTGATAGCAAGCCTAACGGCTTTGGATTATACCGGTAATGCACTTACAGCCATCCCGATCAAGGCATCTTGCGAGATGTGCGGCGTGTTTACTAGCATCACATTAACTAGCGGCACCGTCGTGGCGTACAAGATATGAGCTTCAAAGGCCACCAAGGCGGCGATGTTGACTACACGCTGGGCGGTGAGGTCATTACTGACACGGTTGCGCATACTGGTAGGTTTAACCATATTGATTTCTACGAAAACACGCATATTGATACGATCGTTAGCACTAACATGACGGGCAATAGTCTTAATGGCGAATCATTCCCGGCTGGCTATGAATTGCGAGGTGTATTTACTAGCATTAAATTGCAAACCGGCGCTTGCATTGCGTATAAGATATGAGCCTTGCCAACCCGCTACGTAAGGTTGCCTCAAAGCTGATGGCTAAGTTTGGCGGTGCTGCTACTATCCGCCGGATTACGATGGGCGCCTATGACCCTGCTACTGGCACAGCGGCTGAAACTGCCGCTGATACGGTTGTGCGTGGTGTGTTGGAAGATGTAAACGTGCGCGAGGTAAACGACCTAATCCAAGCTGGTGATAAGCGGTTAACGGTTGCAGCAGCAGACGTTGCAAATGCACCGATCACAGCAGATAAAGTGCTAATCGCATCAGTAGTGCATCAGGTTATTAGCGTTGCAACAACTGAGCAAGACAATACTGCGATAACCTATGAGTTAATTTTGAGGGCATAATGGCACGACGTATAACCCTGGCACAGATCGGTGATTACTCCAGGGAGAAATATGAGAAGTTATTGCGTTATGTGGTGTTTGAAACAGATAAGCAATTAAAAGAAGGCAGCCCAGTTGATACTGGTAGATTGCGCCTTTCATGGTCAATTAGTGAGAATGACGCTCCTGGCTATGACCCTGGCCCGCAATCTGCTATTTCAGGTATTACACCACCACGAAGATTAAATTATGGCACTGAGCGTGCAGGTAATGTTTACCATATCCATACCAACATAGAATATGCTTTACCCGTACTTTATGGTGAAAGCTTGCCACCATCATGGAATGGCAGTTGGAGATCAAAAAATAATCAGATTGTAAAAGGTTATCCTGATTTGGTAGCGCGTAACATGACAGCATGGGTTAAACGCGTAGCAGATCAAATCGGAAGGCAAGACTAATGGCGGCTGCTGATCTTAACACTATCCGCGCTACCATTGAGCAATTGCTGGCGGATGAATTTAATAGTTTATTTAATGCTATTCCTAGCCTTGATGCAATCGTAAGCCTTGATGACCCAAACGACCCAGGGTTAGCAATTGTTTATCCGGTAGTTTTTAATAATGTGCCATATGCGCCAACACCTAATAGCACATGGATTCAATGCCAATTAAATTTTAGCAATAATAACTATCTAACGATGGGCGGCACTACTGGCGTTAGTAATAGCATCATCGGCATTATTTTGGTAAATATATTTACGCCAAAAGGCGCTGGTGCTGGCGCTAATTTTGCAATTGGCAAGCGTGTTCGGGATGTCTATAATAGAAGTACGGTATCGGGAGTTATTTTCGATGCACCAACCGGCCCAGAGGTAATGGCACCACCATCTCCCGAAGGGTATTTTCAAACACAGGTTAGACTAACCTTTGAAACCTTCGAGGATCTTTAGCTATGGCTTTTTTCCGCGGTGAACAGGGATCTGTCAAATTTGACGATGCCGGTTCCTCTCCTGCTGCAATTACCTCTACACGGTCATGGTCGATGACTGTAGAGAAAGACGTGCTTGAAACCACAGCGCTTGGCGCAACCTATAAAGCTAATGTTGGCGGCTTGATTGCTGGTTCTGGTACTGTTGAGGTGCTTTATACCGCAAGTAGCGCCGATGAGACTAACGTCTTTATTGAAGCGGCTAATACCGCTACAGATGCAGGCATTGCGTCATTTGAATTATTCCTAGATACAAGCGGCACCAAAAAGATTACTTTTGTTGGCTTGATTACTTCTGCTGAATATTCAGCTACAGTAGGGGAACTTGAAGTTATCACTTGTAACTTTGTTACGAGTGGTGCAATCACTCTGAGCATTTAACCATGGCCTTTTTTCGCGGCGAGCAAGGTACAGTCTTTTTTGACAAAGACGACAGCAGCCTCATGTCTGAAGTTGCTGCTGTACGGTCATGGTCGATGACTGTAGAGAAGGATGTACTTGAGACTACATCTCAAGGTGCAACCCATAAGGCTAATGTCGGCGGTTTAATCGCAGGCACCGGCAGCATGGAGCTAATGTATGACGCACCAGGTGCAGGCGATAAGCTTGATTTGATCAAGGATGTCAATACCGCTACAGATGCAGGTAACGCATCAGTAGAACTATATCTTGACGAAACAGGCGGCAAAAAAATTGTCGGCTCGATTGTTATTACTTCTACCGAATATAGTGCTACTGTAGGAGAGCTTGAAGTGGTGACCGTAAGCTTCACCATGAATGGATCTATCACCCTCAGCATCTGATAACAATGGCATCCACACCACGCACCGTTGACATCCTCACTGGCGCATTTGATCTAAACCAAAGGCGCCGGTTTGATGTAAAAAATAATGATGGCGCAAAAGTGCTGTCTTTATTTTTTAAGCCGATTACAAGAGCAGATCGTAAACGTGCAACTAGCTTAGCCAATTCTGAAGAGGCGCTAGAGGTTAGCACCCAAATGCTATGTCTGGTTGCTGAATTAGAAGATGGCACCAAAGCATTTGCTGCGGCAGATGCAGCTAAACTACAACGTGAATTGCCAGAAAGTGTGCTTAATGATATAGAATTATTTCTCTTTGGAATAGGTGAAGCCGGAACGATTGAAGAAGCAAAAAAAGATTAGAGGCTGACAACTGGCTTTATTTTGAATTTTTCTTAGCAACGGAACTAGGAAAAACAGTTAGCCAGTTGCGGCAAGAATTAACAGATGCAGAATTTGTACATTTTGCTGCATATTATGAGTTAAAAGGTAAGCGCGAACGTGAAGAAATGGAGAAAGCAAAAAACCGGCGCTAGACTGCATACGTAGGAAGTCGCTGCTATGGCTGTTTCGGTTGTCGATGTTCAGGTAAACAGCCAAGGCGCTGTACGTAGCTTGCAGCAGCTTAATGTCGCTGCTAAAGGGGTAACCGCAACCATTGGATCACTTGCGGCAGCACTTGGCGCAGGTTTTGCATTACAGCAAATAATACGAACGGCATCTGAATTTGAATCAACATTAAGCGATATAGGTAAAACAGCAGGATCAAGCCAAAAAGATATTTTAAAGCTTGCGGATAGCCTTAAGCAGTTATCAATGCCGAGTAAAACAAATTTAGCGCCTTCGGTGTTAGCTAAAGGGGTACAAGATTTAGTAGCGCAAGGGTTGAAATTAGATGATGCGGTTGCGTCAATAGAAACATTAGGTAAAGTTGCTGTTGCAACAAATTCAGATTTAACCGATGTAACAAAAACAGGTTTTCAATTACAAAGTGCATTAAAAATTAAACCAACTGAATTAAAAGAAACTTTTGACGCGTTGGCATTTGCAGGTAAAGCAGGTGCATTTGAGCTAAAAGACATGGCTCAATTTATGCCAACAATTGCATCAGCAGCAGCATCTTTAGGCATTCAAGGTAAAGATGGTGCGGTAGCACTTGCGTCAATGATGCAGATGGTGCGTAAAGATGCACCAGGCGCTGCTGAGGCATCAACACGCCTAACAGATGCTTTGCTTAAAATGACAGCTCCAGAATCTGTCAAAAACTTTAAAAAGTTTGGCGTTGATATTGAAGCAGTCTTGAAAAATGCTGTAAAAAATGGCATCAACCCAATGGATGCAGCAATAAAAGAATTAATACGTGTCACAGGCAATGATCCGTTTAAGTTATCGCAAATATTTGGCGATAAAGAAGCTAAATTAGCTTTGATGTCATTGATGAAATATAAAGAAGAATATGAAAAACTAAAAGCATTAGCGGGCGGCACTGCGGCAGCAGGAACAATCCAGGCTGACTTTGATAAATCTTTAAAAACGTTTGATCAGCAATTCAAAAGTTTAACAAATGCAGGCGAGATATTAGCATTAAGCTTAGGCAACACATTGATGCCTGTACTCACTGCATTAATAAAAGAAATTACCCCAATTGTAACTGGCATTAGCAACTTAGTTCAAGGCATGGGACAAATACCAAAGCCAGTAATTGATGCTGCAATCCAGGTTGGTAAGTTAATAATACAAGTAACTTTGGTTAGCAAAGCAATAGGAATTGCAACGGGAGCAGCAGCATTGCTAAGAGGTGCATTTGTTTTATTAAATACGCAAGTATTATTATCAGCATCGGCTGCTATGACAGGAAATGCAAAAATGCTACTTCTTGCTGGTGGAATGAATACTGCGGCATCAAGAGCAGCAATTTTAAGAGGTGTATTAACAGGACTGCTTAACATTGGCCTAATAACAATTGCCATAAATATGGTTATTTATGGATTAACTGAATTTATGCAAATGCGTGCTGAATTAGATCGATTGCGAGGTATAAAGCAAAAAGGCGGCCAAGCAGCAGCTTTTGGTGGTACAGCAACACCACAGCAAAAAAGCGCAAAAAGAGCAGTTTTAACTCAAATTGAACGAGAACAAAAGAAAAATAAGCCACTTGAAGCTGTCGCTGCACTAAGTGGGGGAGGAAAATTGTTTACTGGAACACGCAACGATATATTAGAAGCACGTAAAGCAGAGGCCTTAGCAGTTTTAGCTTTACCAGATAGAAAACCTAAACCAGCTAAGCCAGAGGTGCCAAGCACTACAGGTGGTGGCGGGGTCACGCCAGACGGTGGTGGTGGCGGTGGTGCAGGCAAAGGGCCTGAAGAAAAGAAAGTAAAAGCGTTAAAAGAAATTGTTGATATTAGCAAAGAAGAGGCAACACTCCAATCACAACTTATTCTTTACACAGCCCAAGAAGATAAATATGCGCAAGCATTATTGACAAAAGAACTTGCGATATATGAAGCTAAGAATTCGCAACTTGGCGCTAATGCAAAAAAAGTCGCAATGTTTAAAGCCGAAGTTGATTACACTAAAACAATTAATGATTTAGAAAAAGAAAAAGCAGATAAATTAAAATCACAAAATGACCTTAACCAGCAAAAAATGCAGCCACTACAAGATGAACTTGCCATTATGCAAGCGCGTCTTAGGGGCAATGAAGCGGAAGTAATCCTTAAACAACAGCTAAGAGATATTATGCTTGGCACTGCTGGATTGGATGCGCAAGAAGTTACGGATACATTAAAAAAAATTGATGCACTTAAGCAACAATTGACAGCCGCGCAAGAATTAAAAGCACTTTATAGCGATATTGGTATGACGATAAAATCTGGTGTTATTGATGCAATACAAGGCGCAATTGATGGGACTAAAAGTTTGCAAGATGTAGCCACTGGTTTGTTGAATAAGATTGCCAATAAATTGCTAGATGTTGCTACAAATTTTGCTTTATTTGGCACCATGAGCGGCACCGGCACCGGCGGTGGATTGCTAGGTGGATTGATCCCTAGAGCCAAAGGCGGTAGCGTTAGCGGCGGCACGCCTTACCTTGTAGGTGAACGTGGCCCTGAGTTGTTTATGCCAGGTCGTAGCGGCGGCATAGCACCAACAGGTTCATTTGGCGGCGGCACTAATGTAGTGGTTAATGTAGATGCAACCGGTAGCAACGTGCAAGGCGATGATCAAAGCAGTAAGCAACTTGGTGTTATGCTTGCAGCAGCCGTACAAAAGGAATTGATTAAACAAAAACGTCCTGGAGGTATTCTTGCATAATGGCTACTTTCCCTAATATCACGCCAAGCTACGGCGCACAAAAAAACAGCAGCCCAAAACTTAGAACAGTAGTTTTTGGCGATGGCTACGAAAACCGATTTACATTTGGCTTAAATCAAAATCCAAAACAATGGTCATTATCTTGGGATAACATTACAGAAGCTAATGCTGATACGATTGAAACATTTTTAGATGCACGTGCTGCTGATGGTGCTAGTTTTGATTGGACTGGGCCAGGTGAACCAAGTGCTTATAAATTTGTTTGTGCTGAATGGAGCAAAACTATACCCTATACTGGGCGGGCTAATATTCAAGCAACATTCAGGCAAGTATTTGAACCATGACCGTACCAGTATCAGCACTGCAAGGCTTAACGCCCGGTGCGATTATTGAATTATATGAATTGCACCTTGATGCAACATTACATGGCGCCAGTACAGTTTACAGATTTCACGCAGGCACAAATAATAATAATAATGGCAATGTAGTATGGAGCTCAAACTCATATACTAGGTTTCCTGTTGAAGCAACAGGGTTTGAATTTAATGGTGGCGGCCAGCTACCAAGGCCAAGGCTTCAGGTATCAAATGCACTGAGCTATGTAACTGCAATTCTTTTAATCGTAAATGATTTCAATACAGGTAATGATTTAATTGGCGCAAAATTTATTCGTATTCGCACACTAGCGCGTTATATTGATGCAGTAAATTTTACGGGTAATGTAAACCCATATGGCACACCAGACCCTACAGCAGAATTTCCTAGAGAAATTTATTTTTTAGATCGTAAAGTAACAGAAAACTTAAATTTAGTTGAATGGGAATTAGCCGCTGCTTTTGATCTTGCTGGCATCAAAGCACCAAAACGCCAATGCCTTTCTACTATTTGCCAATGGAAATACAAGTCAACTGAATGCTCATATGCAGGCAGTAATTTCTTTGATGTAAATGATGAAATTGTGCAAAACACTAATTTTGATGTATGTGGAAAAAGATTAAATAGTTGCGCTATTAGATTTGGCAAGGATAATGAGCTGCCATTTGGATCATTTCCAGGTATTGGAGTTACTGCCGGATGAGTTGGCGTGATGCAGCATTAAACCATGCTAATGCCGTAGCACCAAATGAATCATGCGGGTTACTGGTAAATTGCGATGGCGTTGAAGTATATTGGAAATGCCGTAATATTGCAGATGAATCGGATTGTTTTGCGATACATCCAGCAGACTGGGCGGAAGCGGAAGATACTGGAGTTATCATTGCGGTGATTCACAGCCACGCCAACAATTTACCAGAACCTAGCGACATGGATATTGAATCATGTAAGCGTAGTAAATTGCCGTGGTATATAATAAGCACAGATAAAGGCGAATGGCGATCATGCTTCCCTTGATTGGCCGCAACTGGCAATGGGTTGAATCAGACTGCTGGACGTTAGTGCGCGATTATTACAAATCTAAAGGTTTAATATTGCCAGATTGGGATAGACCGTCGGAAGAAGATTTTGTAAATAATCCTATATTTGATCAATGTTGGCAATTAGCAGGGTTCCATGAGTTGCAAGATGATGAGCCATTGCAAGACGGTGATGCGTTGCTGTTTAGTATTTATGATGATAAACCAAATCATGTAGGAATCTTTTTAGCTGACGGCAGCATTTTGCATCATTTCAAAAATCAATTAAGTTGTTGCGACAGCTATGGCAGGTGGTTACAGCAATCCACATCGCGTAGACTAAGGCATGATGCTTACAAGCCATGATGCGTAAAATCCGGCTTTATGGGGAGTTAGCTAAATTCGTAGGGCAGCGTGAATTTACTGCGGTTGCATCTAATGCTGCTGAAGCCGTTAGATTCCTATTAGCTAATTTCCCTGGTTTAGATCAGCATATGATGGGTTACGACTATCGAGTGTTAATTGGCACCTATGCAATCAATAAAGATGAATTACAGCATCCAGCAGGACAGCAAACAATTAGGATCATCCCGGTAGTAGCAGGCGCAGGAGGTAAAAGAGGAGGATTTTTACAGATCCTTGCTGGTGTTGCTTTAATTGCTGGCGCTATATTCCTTGGCCCTGCTGTTGGCGGCTTTTTAGGTATCGGCGGCGGTTCTGGTTTTTTTGGTGCTGGCGTTGCATCTGCTGTTGGTGGCCTTGGCGCTAGTTTGGCATTAGGCGGCGTTGCGCAATTATTAGCACCAGTGCCAAAAATAGCACCACCTAGTCAACCTAGTTATTACACACCAACATCAACAAAAGAAACACAATTAGACCCACAAAAATCATATTCTTTTAGCGGTATACAAAACACATCAAAGGTAGGATCAGCAGTGCCAATAGTATACGGTGAGACTATAGTAGGATCAGTTGTAATTTCTGCTAACTTTAACACATTGGAGGTAGTCTAATGCCTATTTCTGCTGAAGAGGTTTATTATGCTTATACATTAAAACCAAAAGATCAAGCTACATACCTTAATCTTATCCAGCAAAGAGAAGCTATCCCAAGGGTACCGATCAGAACGGATGACACTTTATCTAGCACACAATACGCTACATTTATTGATTTGCTTAGTGAAGGCGAAATTGAAGGTTTCCCATCAGCGGCAGGATTGACTAAAGGCACTGTTGACTATAACAACGCAGCATTAAAAGATATTTACCTTAATAACATTGCAATATTAAGCGCAAATGCTAATATCGCATCACTGCAAGACACGGATTTTAACTTCAAAAATGTTAAAGTAGATTTCCGTTACGGCACACAATCGCAAAGTTATTTCCCTGGGTATGGCGAAATATCAACACCAGTACAAGTAAATCAAAAGGTTGAATTTGGCTCTCCTATTACGCAAACAATTCAATCACCTGCTGATGGTGTAATCATTACGATTACAGTGCCAAGGCTTGAAGAATTTACAACCCAGGGCGATATTTTAGGCTCTAGTTTTGGTTTTAAGATCCAAATTCAATATCCAAGTCAAAGCTATGTTGATGTTGTTGTTGATAGTATTTCAGGCAGGACAGCAGACCCATACCAACGGGATTATCGAATTGATTTTGATGCAACTTTAGGATTCCCAATTAATATAAGAGTAAGCAGAACTACTCCAGATAGCACCAATATATCAACTATCATAAATGAGTTTTATTTTGCTTTTTTACAGAAAATAACCTATCAAAAACTCAAATACCCTAACAGTGCTTTAGCGACAATTAGATTTGATGCGGAAAACTTTAGTTCATTACCATCGCGATCATACAGAATCCGCGGCATAAAAGTAAAAATCCCTGCTGGTGTAACCGTTGATCAAACTAATGGGCGCATAATTTATCCTACGCCTTATGTATTTAATGGTACTTTTGAGGCTAATAAAGCATGGACATCTGACCCTGCTTGGGTATTGTATGATTTGCTTACAAATACTAGGTACGGGCTTGGCGCTCATATAACTGCAAGCCAATTAGATTCGTATTCATTTTATACAGCTTCAAAATACGCATCAGCATTAGTTGATGATGGATTAGGCGGCCAAGAGCCAAGATTTAGCTGTAATGCCTTAATTCAAAACCAAGATAGCGCTTATCAACTAATTAGTGATCTTTGTAGCGTAATGCGTGTAATGCCATATTGGTCTACTGGTTCGCTTGTAATAAGTCAAGATGCGCCAGTAGATGCAAGCTACTTATTTACATTGGCTAATGTGACAGAAGAAGGCTTTAACTATACCGGCAGCAGTTTGGTTAATAGGCATACCGCAGCTATTGTAAGTTATCTAGATCTTACAACTCAAAGCATAAATTATGAAGTAGTAGAAGATACTGCGGGCATTAATAAATATGGATGGGAACCTGCTCAAATTCAAGCTTTTGCCTGCACCAGTCGCGGCCAAGCTGCTCGCATGGGTAGATGGCTTATTTTCACTGAAACAAATGAAACTGATGTGGTTTCATTTACAACAAGTGTTGCTGAAGGCGTTATTGTAAGACCTGGCCAAATAATTAAAATTGCTGATCCATTAAAAGCAATTTACAGACGAGCAGGTAGGATTAAAGTTGCAACAACTTCAACCGTTACTGTAGATGATGAAGATGATACAGATCTTACAAGCGCCAATAGCGCAACTTTATCGGTTGTAATGCCTGATGGCAGCATAGAAACCAAGCCTGTGTTATCTATATCCGGTAAAGTCATAACACTAGGAGGCAACCTAAGCACGGCGCCAAATATCAATAGCATTTGGATGTTGCAAAATACAGACATAGAAGCAACTACATGGCGGGTATTGTCAGTAACTGAAGTCGATGCCGTTTCTTATACCGTTACTGCATTAATGCACAATCCAGGTAAATATGCAAATGTAGAGTCCGGGACGCCATTAACAAGATCGAATACATCAGCGATTTCATTTACACCACCTGCACCAGTAGGGTTGCAAGCAAGCGAAGTTATATTTGAATCATCAAATAAAGCGTCTGTTAAAATAGTACTTAACTGGATACCAGTAACTGGCGTAAACGAATATCTAGTGCAATACAGAGTAAATAATGGCAATTGGAATACAGCAGAAGCGTTTGGGCCAAATTATGAAATATTCGATTCTTCTGAAGGGTTATATGAAATTAAACTGTTTAGCTTAAATCCATTAAAAGTACCATCAGAGCCATCAATTCTTAGCTTTACTGCTATTGGTAAAACAGCACCGCCTGGGGATGTGCAAAATCTAACTTTAGAGCCAATTAGTTTTAATACAGCAAGATTACGTTGGGATCAATCAGTTGACGTTGATGTCAGGGTTGGAGGTAGAATTTATATTAGACATAGTAGTGATGCTAGTGGTAATGCGTCATGGTTTGAAAGCGTTGATTTAATTGAATCAAAATCTGGATCATCAACCGAAGCAATTATCCCGCTAATAGAAGGCGAAATATTTGCAAAATTTGTTGATGACGGCGGACGCAAAAGCGTAAATGAAACAAGTGTATTAGTTGACCTGCCAGATAATATGAGCAATTTAATAATAAAGCAGCAGCGCGAAGACCTAGAAACACCACCGTTTCAAGGTACGTTTACAAATACTTTTTATAGTAACGAATACAATGCAGTGGTGCTAGATGGCGTCAATCTGTTTGATGCGCAAGCTAGTGTTGATTTGATGCCTACGTTTGATATTATAAACGGCACCGTTCAAAGTTCTGGCATTTACCAATTGCCAACCATTTTAGATTTAGGTGCTACTTACGCAATTAATTTAAGGCGCCACTTAAAAACTAGAGGATATTATCCGCTTGATTCTATAGACACTAGAACTACGCTTGTCGATTTATGGTCAGATTGGGATGCGTTAAATGCAGACAAATCAAATGCTCAAATTCTGGTTAGATCAACTAATGATAACCCTAATGTATCGCCAACATGGACAAGTTATAAAGTATTAAATTCTGGCATCTTAAAAGGACGTGCATTTCAATTTCAACTTAAGTTATCAACTGAATCAACAGATCAAAGCATTCAAGTTTTAGAAGCTGGATATGATGCTGTATTTGTAGCTACCACGCAACAAAGCAATGGGACTATTACCAGTGGTGCTGCTGCTTATACCGTTACATTTGACAATAGATTCTGGACTGGTACGCCGCTGTTTGCAGGTGAGTATTACCTGCCGAGTATTGGGATTACAGCTCAAAATATGGCTAGCGGTGATTTCTTCACGGTTAGCAGTGTTAGCGGCACTGGGTTTACGGTAACCTTCCGCAATTCATCTAATACAATTGTAAGCCGTAATTTTAACTGGAGCGCTAATGGCTATGGTAAGCTAGGCTAGAATTAAACCACAAACCACTAAACGACATGCCTACACACGATTATATCATTGCCAATGGCACCGGCGCAGCAGTCAGAGCAGACATAAACCTAGCATTAAGCGCAATTGTATCGCTAAACAGCAGCGCAAGCGAACCGGGGACAATGTACGCCTATCAATTATGGGCAGACACGGCAGCGGGTTTATTAAAAATACGCAATGGGGCTAATAGTGCGTGGATTACATTGAGGCAATTAGATGGTGATTTTAGTATTGTTGCAGTAGAAGACGGCTTACAAGCAACACCAAGTTTAACGTTTACAAATGACCTTAATACTGGCGTATTTCGATCTGGTACTGACGCCTTAGCAATTGTAACTGGCGGTCAATATGCGATCACTTGTACATCTACGCAAGCTGTTGGGATAAGAACTCCAAACCCAAGCACAGCGTTGCATGTAGCAGGTAATGCAAGAGTAGGTGCCGATGACGTAACAGATGCAGTTTTAGAAATTGGTGTAGGTGCAACTGGAAATAGAGCAGCATACATTGATATTGTTGCCGACACAACTTATGCCGATTACGGCTTACGGGTTATTCGTAATAATACAGGCGCTAATGCTACATCAGAGCTAAAACATCGCGGTACTGGTGCATTAAATTTTACAACGCAAGAAGCAGCCCCGATTGTATTTAATACAACAAACTCACCTGCGCTAACTATTACGTCGGGAGGGCTGGTAGGCATAGGGACTAGTTCGCCTGGGCAAAATATAACGGTACAAAGTTCAGCAAACGGCACTGCTCCAACATTTAAACTTCAAAATCCAGTTGATTCAAACTCTTCTGAAGGAGCAGCAAATAATTTATCAGCAGGTCAACTTTTATTTGGTGCCACTGGCTCATTCCCATTAACAGCTAAAATTGAAAGTGTATATGACGCATCTGCAAGCTTTGGCAGATCTGCTAAATTAATTATTTCGGGAGCCAATGGCGCTGGAACTTTAACTGAAAGAGTTGCTATTGATGTTAATGGCCGAGTAGGGATTGGCTCTACCGGGCCTGATTACAACTTGCAAGTCGCAGGAACTAATCCCACTATTGCTATCAACGCTACAAACGCTTCTGCATCGTCAGTCAGCACTTTGTTGTATAGAAATGTAGACGGCAATGGAAATACGCGAAATGTTGCCTCTATTGAAGGTGAATCCACCAGCAATGGAGGGTATGGCGCACTTGCGTTCCACACCGCATTTAACAATTCACTTAATGAGCGATTCAGGTGTGATGCTGACGGCAGGCTCTTAGTTGGTACGTCTACTTTCTCTGGCAATGCTGGTATTCAAATAAATCCTAATAATGGAAATTGCTTGCAAAGTATTGACCACATAACTGGCACGGCATCCGGCGAGAGTTATTTGTTTTTTAATTATAATGGCTCTGCTATAGGGAATATTACCCAAAATGGTACAACCGCTGTTGCCTACAACACAACCTCTGATTACCGCCTCAAAGAGAACGTTACCGCCGTTACTGATGGCATCACCCGCCTGCAACAACTGAAACCCAGCCGCTTCAACTTCATCGCGGATCCCGACCGCACTGTTGACGGCTTTATTGCTCACGAAGCACAGGCAGTCGTCCCTGAGTGCGTTACCGGTACTAAGGATGAAGTTGATGAGGACGGTAACCCCGTCTACCAAGGCATCGACCAGTCCAAGCTGGTGCCCCTGCTGACGGCTGCATTACAGGAAGCCATCGCCAAGATCGAAACCTTGGAAGCCCGCCTTACAGCGGCTGGCATCGAGTAGTCCCCTTCAATACTGTGCCTAGCTGAACCATTTTGTTGACTTGCCCAAAATGGTCTGGCGCCGTGTAATGTGGTAGGGCAGCGAGTGCAACCTCCTGCCCACGGCCACAATCCCCTAGAGATCATGACCCAACAAGACTACCTGGTTCCTGGCGACACAACGCTGAGTTGTGAAGCGCCGATGCCTTCCATCACTTTCCACGCGGGCGAATCCCTTAGAGAAATCGCCAGGTTCACCGAAGAAGGTTTCTACTACAAGGGTGAGTTTATTGATGATGCTGGTGAAGTGCATCGTCTGCTTAAGGAAGTGCTGGGTCAAATGAAGACCGAACAAAACTAGTAACCGCCATGACTCCTCTCTCCCCCGCCGCGCAAGCGGTGCTGGATTCAGCCAACAGCCGCAACTCCTACGGTCCAGATGACTGTCTTAATGAGTCGCGCTGGATTGCCGCAGCCGCTCTGCGTGCTGCTGTTGATCAGGTGGTGCCGCAACGTCGGAAACCCATGTATGCAGATAGCAGTGAGGAGTCAGCCTGGAGCGCCCAGCAAGACACCCGCGAAGAACTCCTTTCCATTGCCGCCGAGCTAGAAAACCAGTAGTCACTTGCACTAGTCGTTAACGGATTGGCACTTGGTGATCCACAAGACTGCTAGGTGCTAATCCGTGAGCCGCAAGCTCCCCTCGATGTGCTGTACTATTTAGGTGGCCCCGCGCAGCGCAAACTGCCGAGGCCGTGACCAACTCACTTGAGATGAGCTGATGAATCAATCGTATCCTGTCCCACCGCCAGAGCTGGTGGAGCAACTGAGGAGTTCCTCAGGCACTTGGCTGTATCAAATCACTAAGGCCTACCAAGCTGGCGCCGACCAAGAGCTGGAGGCGTGTTGTAAGTGGTTACCTAAGTTGCCGCCATGGAGCGCAGATGATCTTCGTAGGCATCGCCGCCCCAAGCCGCCGAGTTTGAAGGAGCAGGCGTTAAACGATCTGGACGACATACCAACTCACGATGATGAGGGGCGTCAGGTCGTCGATTTATCCAACATCCGCCGAGCCATCGAACAACTCCCCGACTGACCACCATGAAAACCCTTGACGACTACACAGCACTTGGCGCCATTGTCTTAGTGCTTCTGCTAATGGTTGCAACAGCCTGGTGGTGGTTCCCCCAAAAGTGGCAGGCGTGTGAGCGGCTTTATGACAACAAACCAGCGCAGGTTTTCTGCCTGCTGGCATCTAAGTGAGGAGAACTAATGACTAACCCCTACCGCGCCATGTGCGCTGAGCTGGAGAGCCAGTAGTCTTTGACACTAGTCAAGCCGAGCAAAATCTCCATGGAGCCTGCATGCTGCTTCGCAATAAGCTGCGTAGGCTTCTTCTTTGGAATCGTATCTACCTAAAGCAATTCGTTTCCTGTTGGCATGAATAGAGGCAGCCCATTTGCGTCTGTTTTTGTCCCATGTAACGCCTTTAAGTCCCGACGTATTGTCTTTTCGTTTTTTCTGGTTGCATTGATTTTGATGAGAAGACGCAGCTCTCAAGTTTTCTAGTTTGTTGTTGTGTGGATTTCCGTCTATGTGGTCTATCAAAAATAATCCAGGATCTTGCCCCGTCATCAAAAGCCAGATAATCCTATGTGCCCTATAGGTGACTGTATCAATAGTCACGTCTACGGCACAGCGTACGTAAGTTCCGGCTTCGTCGCCCGGTTTGATCCATCTGGCTACGGGTTGCTTCCAATACAGCTTGCCGGCTTGAGACTCGTAACGTAAAAGTTCGTGCAGGCGCTGTGGCGAAGGTAGCGGTTTAAACTTTGGCATCGGCCTATGCAGGTAGGGCGGTCATCCCTCGGGTGCGTCAACACGCCGGGGCACCTATTATAAGACGGTACTGTTTAATCCATATGGATTCCACCGCCTTTACTTGGAATGTCGCTCAAATGGAGCGCCACACCGCTGACGGAATTGTGATCGTGGTGCACTACACCATTAATGCAAACGATGGCACCTACTCTGCTGGTGCGTATGGCTCAGTAGGTCTAGAGCAGCCTGAGGATAACATCATCCCATTTGCTGATCTAACACCTGATCTAGTTATTAGCTGGACAAAAAATGAGCTATCTAAAGGTTTAGGCAATGAAAATAAAGTTGCTGAAATCGAAGCTGCATTACAAAAGCAGATTGATGAGCAACACGCACCAACCAAAGCGCAGGGGCTGCCCTGGAGCTAGACTCGAGGCAACACCAGCACAGGGCCGTGATTGAAGTTTTTGCTGCTATCGCTGGTGCCAGCATCAGCGTGGCGGCAATGGGGCTGTTCGGCTTTTCTCGTCGTAATGAAGAAGCCGCTGCTGCTGTAATCAGGCTTACCAGTGCTGTGGAGCATATTGCCACAAGCCTTGAGACATTGCACACGGACATAAAAGAGACAAATCGCGAGATGTTTACCAGACTGAACCACGTCGAAAACCGCGTTACTAAGCTTGAGGTGAAGTAAGCAGTTAGACTAGCTGTAACGTTTGCCACAGTTCCGTGGACGCATCCCAAGTTGCTGCTGTTGCCATTGTGGTAGCTGCTGGCAGTGAATTAATTGCATTATCACCATTGAAATCCAATAGCTGGGTTCAGTTGCTGCTCCAGTTTGCACGTTTGGCATTCCCTAGGCGTCGCTGATGAATTTCCTTGCAGCGGCAAAAGCTACAACAAAGCCAACGCCGTTGCCACATCAGCAGGCGGCATGGAACTGGGCGTGGGAGCTACTAGCGCCAGATGAGCAGGCTACGTTCCTCGACAAATTCCGCAGTGACCCGGCGCCAAAACCTACATTGGCATGGGAACCAGCGGCAGCGTTGATACGCGAGTTTGAAGGTTTTAGTTCTGTAGTATATAAATGCCCTGCCGGTGTGCCAACCATCGGCTGGGGCACCACTAGATGGCCTGATGGCGCAGCAGTAAAAATCGGCGATACCATCACACGCGAT